AAGATTTAGGATTTTCAGTGTCTTCGATAATTGCACCAAATTCAATAATCTGGTGAATATCGGGATCAAGGCCAGTTGTTTCAATGTCAATTGAGCAATAAATCATATTTATGATATTTTATATTTCCAAATAAATCCTCCACAAGTTTTTCGTTTACCTAATGCAGCACTTGAAATTGTGCCTTGTGAAATTTTCAAAAATTTTGATGCTTCTTTAGTACTACTCCATTCTTTTACAAAGATACTATTTTTTGTGAATTGCAAAACAATTTTAGATTTTTTTTCAATATGATGTTTCGATTGTTTAATTCCTCGTTTTGAATCACCAATTCTCTTTTTGCCTTCAATTGAAGTCTTTGTCCCTCTTCTATTACATGTTCTTCGTGCTGCTTCGGCCATTTTAATTCTTGTTTCAACAGAAAACAAATAATTATTTTCGAGATAATCTCTCGAATTCTTTAAATCGTTTTCAAGTCTTAGTTTTTCAATCCAAAATTTTTCCTTTTCAATTGCTTTGTTGTTGCTTACTGAATCAATTATTTCCATTAACGGTTTTAAATTTTGATTTAGAAGACTACAAATCCAAGCATCTTTTTTATTTTTATGCTTTGCTCTAATAGCTAAGTGTATATGATTTCTATATCTTGAAGATGGATTGACGCTTCTTCCTACATAGTGTATCGCATTAGTAATAGGGTTTTTTAGAACATAAATTTTTACCATAGTTTTAAAAATAAAAACGTATAAAAATCAAAAGTTACATATTTCAAAACAAAAATACAAAGATTTATAAATCAACGTATGTGCCAGAAGACGTAAATGTAGTTCCAGAAGGATAAGTAGTTTTTTGGATAGGAAATGATGGTACTGTATTGTTAACCAATGTATTGTACGCAGTATTCAACAATTCATTTGAGTTAATTGTTGTGCTGATTCCAGTGTACGTATAGGTCATGGCCGATGGATTAACCGTGATCGTGTGAAACATTTTTCTCTGGTCGGTGGCACTACTATCCCCATTATAGAACGGATAAAATTTACCAGATTTACCACTATAAAATAAAAACTTCACGTAGAGAGTAGTGTTCCCGCTCATTGTATCCAAATACCACTTAGGTAAATATAGATCAGAAAATTCTGCTGTGTTGTCAATATAATAACTACTCACCAAAGTACTCACACCAAAATCATAACCATTGTAATATCCGGTGTGTCTCTTGGTCTGAGTCTCTTCTAAGTAAGAATCATATACTTGAACGATGAAGAAGCTGTTGATTACTGGCGTTGTGTTTATGTCAGTAGTTGGATTAAATTCAGAAGGAGCAAGAAAAGTCACATAAGTAAATCCATTCCAAAATTTAAAATTGAAAGCATACGGTCTTCCTATTTTTATGCGTCTTATTTCTTCATCAGTAACAGTATTGATGGAATTATCTGTTTCGGCATCAACAATATTTTGAATGTTGTCATCATAGCCCAAAGGATTAGTTCTGCTGATGATTGGAATATTAATTTCCTTATCGTTCGTACTTATTTGTATTTTAAATTTCATCCTTACGCACATTTATTTCCTAAATTATTAAGATCACCTGCTGGCTTCGTGAAGACTCCTGTATTAGTGTTGAAGTGAATGTCAGTGAACACAGCCGAAGTATGTGGATCATTTAGATTTGGAATCAACGGCAAAATGATCGTGTTGAAAACATAATGTCTCTGATTTAAAAACGGGAAATCAACACCTTTACCACTAATTGGATCGATGTATCCGTTATCGAGAATTGTTTTCCAAATCACATTTCCGATGTTGTCGATGGGAATCGCATAAGACGGAATTTCCATATCGGTCTCCGTATTGCCTGTGAGATTACCGTAAGAAATTTCATCACTATAATCTCTGATCTTTATCGGCACGAATGGATTGTATTGAAATTGAAGAGCAGTACCACTATATGGAAAATTCACGTAATAGACCATTGCTTGTTCAAGTGTCTCTTCAAAATTGAGATTCACATAATTTACAACATCACCAACAATGACATCGCCAATGTTATATGTTGCATATGACAACGGAACTGTTCCACCATTTAAATCACTTCTTATAACTGTTTCCTGAGCACCAGTTCCATTAGTTGTTGGTTTGTAGTTGAAAAGAAGATAAACATAATTTATTGGTTTACCGAAAGCATCATGAATCAAATTCAAATTCAAATTCAAATCTATATTAAAATCAAACGCATAGATATTATTAAAAAAAATATTGTTTGAAAACCCTGCTTTGTAAATTTCGAAATTTGAAAGTTGACTCACCACTGTGTAATTACGGATAAATGTTTCTGCTGAAAGTGTTGTTGCAGTTAACGGGTAACATAAGTAAACGTCAAAACAATTTAAAATATTTTTAGTCAGTCCTTTCTTTTCATCGCCAAGTCGTGCTGGCGTAAAAAAATCGTTAATCTTTTTATAGTCAAGATGCATTCCGTTAATAATCGAAAGAAAATCAACACGTCCATAAATTCTATAGGATTCAGAAATTTGTCTTTCGCTGTTAAATAATGTGCTAACATCAATGGTAGATGATTCATTGAAACTAAGAATTTCTTTTGTTGAATTTTTTAGTTCAATATTTATGTTTTGATCCACCGAAACGGCTGAAACATTTTTAAATTTTCCAAGTTGTATTATGTGATCCATAATTAATTTATTCTACTATATCTTTGTTTTAATTCTGGAAGTAAATTATGTTTACTGGCAATACTATATGCTGATTTATTTTTTAAATAAAATTCTCTCCATGAATTAGATTTTTTTACAATTTCTATTAAACGATTTTTATCGTAAAATAATTTATCACCACCTAAACCCCCTGTTTTATTTTTGTTTAATGCAATCCATCCATTAGAGATATATTCTTCCAAAATTTTACCCTCCCTTTTTGATGCAATATTTTTATCGAGATAATTAGTTAAAATTTTAAACTCAGGATTTAAACCTGATTTTTTTATGTGTTTATAAACTTGACTACTTGGCGTTATTAGATGTGATGTTTTTCTTTCAACAGGATTATAAGTCAAACCAACATAAACTGATTTATCTGAAAATTCAAAAGCATAAATTAAACGTTTGTAGTGTGATCCTATTATAATCATATGACCACAACATTCATTTAACCAACCATTTCTATGTGCAATTGAATATGAACTGTTTGAATTTTTTATCCATTCTAATTTTGTTTTAAATTTTGATGCTTCTTTTATGCAATTCTCTTTATTCCAGAATCCATACTTATTTGGCGACATGTGTGTGATGCAAAATTTCAACCATCCATATTTTAAAGCATAGTCATAGAATTTGATTTCGTTATTTCTCCAATCAAGGACGGTGTTATATTTAGATGCTGATTTAACGCAATCAGATACACAATACTTTAATTTTTTAGACATATGATTACAACAATAATTCAACCACTTATTTCTTACTGCTGCTTCATATATTTTTTTCGATTTTCTTTTCCACTCTGATCGTGATTGATATTTTTTTGCATCAATAAAACACATTTCTTTTGACAATGAAATTTTCAATTTATACATATGTTTAGTGCATTCATCTAACCAACCATTATGTCTTGCTGCGACATATGCACTACCAAAATCTTTTTTCCACTCATTTCTTGTATAATATTTTAATGCAGATTCAAGGCATTTTTCTTTAGTCCAATATCCTTTTGGTTTATTCATATCAATAAATAGCTGAAAGCATTTATTTTTTCATTGCCTTTAGTTTCTCTTTTGGATACTTCTCGTGGTACAGAGTTTTGTAGATTACCCTGTTCGGGTAGCAGGATTGAAGGGAAATTATCAAGGCTAAGAGCAATATGGTCTTAGTGATTTTCATTTAGATTAGGAATAATCTTAGGAATGAAGGTATATGGTTTTACAAATTCTTTGGGAAATTTTTGAACATGCCATACTCCGAAAGTATCACAATACATGACTTCAATTTCTTGTCTTTCGTTTAACCAAAAATTTCTATCACAAGAAAGCACATATGCTGTTGTATTTCCAATGCTCACTAATTCACCTCTTCTTGAATAATCAGGAACAAAAGAATAGACTTCCATTCCGATAAAAAGAACCACAACCCCGATGATCATCCACATCAAACACCACGCAATTTTCTTAATCATACGCCACTTGCTTTCTTATAAATATAAAGAAATTCGTCCAAAATTGCAACCTTTAATATTTTTTTCCGTATAATCAAATAAACAGTAAAAAATTTAACAAAAAACACTATGAAATCTTTAAAATCAGTATTTTCGGTCATTTTGATCGCAGCAGTAATCGCCCTTGCAAGTTGTTCAAAATCTGATCCAACACCAGTTGCTCCGACTAAGAAGTTGACGGCATTGGATTCGGTTAAAAATAGCTTGATTGGAACTTGGAAATTCAAATCATTGACACTTACCCAGATTGCTAATGGTAAGACGAAGACCATCACTTCGTGCGATAAGTCTTCGATGAATAACTATTATTCAGACAACAATTGGATTAATTTTACAGTAGAATTCAATTGGACTTATGCGAATTCAACCACAGTAACAGGTTCAAATAGTTGCACTACTGGATCAATACCCTATTCAGTTACAACAGTTCAAAATTCAGATGATACGATAACAATTACATTCGATGGTGGTGGTACATCTAAGCAAGTTTATCTGGTGAAAAACAAAAATATTAATCCGGCAACGGTCACTGCAACTTTAGTAAGTAATGGAAGTTTTGTTGCAGCAAATCAAGGTTATCTCCCGGTTTTCACTTTCGGTCGTCAATAAAAATTTCAACACACAAACAAAGAAGCCTCATGAAAGTGGGGCTTTTTTATATTATATTTTTTCCACGCATGAACGTAAAAATGTCAGCAACACTACCTAATCCTTTGTAAAGATACACAGTACCACTTTCTGATTTATAATCAGTTCCAGTCAATGGATCATCATTAAAAGGAGGATCAAATCCATTTCTAAATCCTAAAGATGATAGTGCTCCCGATTCAGTATAATTAATGATCTTTAAAATGTCAGTCTTAGGGACGTTAATAAATTTTGTTGGATGAATATCTGATCTACCTAGATTTGAAGTATCCTTAAGTGTACCAGCAATTAGTTGACTATTCGGATCAAACATTGTATTAAATCTATTATCTGCATTTAATAATCTTGATCTACGTGCTGTATTACTATCAAGACCACTATAATTTGTGTATTGTGGAAAATACAGACTAAAATTTAACCACTCGGCAGCAAATAATGGTGTTGTATTATCGTAAGCAGCATTACCGTTTGTTATTAATTGAAGTGGTGATGGTGATCCTGCCGATGTTCCAGTGAGACTATTAGTAAATATATGACCAGAAGTAAAATAGTGGATTGTATTATTTACCCAATTATCTGTAGTGTAACCTTCTGCACTATTATCATCACTATTAGCAGTTCCATGATAACGAGCAACGCTATAAAACTCACCACCTTTAAAATTCATCGTCTGTTTTCTCCATGCATCGTTTTCAGCTTTATGATTAACATCATCGATTGATGGAATACTTAAAGCAGTTCCGGTTATTGTCGTTTCTTGCGGTACTTTAAATCTAATTCTTCTACTATCTGCAACGTGTCCGTTGTATTCATCTGCTCTATTCATCGGTAGTTCAGTTGCATCGCTATAATCAAAAACAAAAAATCCATTGAATTCTGTAAACACTCCTTCATTTGAATTTGCATCAACCTCTACTTCATTTCCAGAATCATCAGTAATTACTTTTCTTCTATTACAAGGAATATCATAAACAAAAACACCTTTATCGAGATATGAAGTATATTGACCAGCAACTAATTCTTTGAAATCATTAACCACGTCTAATGTGCCTCCACTAATATCTGAATCAGGGACAGTATTTGGAACATACATTATCTTCTCATGTATTATTCCATTTCTTTTACCGTCAATAGATAAAAATGGACTCGGATCACCACCGAACATCGTATATAATTGTTTGATATTGCTACCGCCTCTACCGAAAAGGCCGGATATTCCATCAGTAAAAGCCGAACCAAAAACAATAAAGCTATTGATCAACGTTGCTCTGATTTTAAAGTCTTGACGAGTGATCCCGATTTCGAAATTTTCAGTGTCGCCCCAAAACGGACGAACATCTACAGCAACTTCTTGAGTCTCTACGTTAGGTAATGTATCCAAGTCCGTGCTGAATTTAATTGCAGTTCCGTTTTGATCAAATAAGTTTGGACTGTAACCAAGCTGAGTGATCATCGTTCCCGGTGTCATCGAATATTTACCGATGTCCGTAATGTCAACCGACATGTGTACAGTTTGAACGCCAACGGGAGCACCAAAAATCATATAGTCTCCTGACTGATTAGTTATGGTAGTGAATTTGTAATATTTTTCATAGACCTGTAAGTGTGTTGGGTTGGTTGTGATCTCTTCCTTGGTCGGGAAAGTTCCGATAGGTACTTTAGGTGCATATTCACCAACAACCAAGAACGGATTGTTAACGCCAACTCTCGGTAGAAGATTATAACGAACACCATTAATGTCTTTGTCTCTTGGTGATGTATACGGGTAAATCGTATAGATCGCACCATTGGTTTTATCCTCATCGGTGATCGGAATAAAGATCGAAATTTTGGCATTAGGTATGCCCACACCACCGTTAGCGATTACTCGACCGATAATAACTCCGTAGTCTGAGTTGAAACTTCCGTAGATGTCCTTTTGATTGATTTGAAGAGATAAAACCTCGTAAAAATCAACTTCATTCTCAAGTTTAATTGTCACGTATTTATCATTACCACCCGCACTGGTAGGTATTCGAAGTGATTTATTTGCCATCAGTAATACTTACTTTAGAATTAATTTTATTATGGAGAGATTTGGATAAGTCTAATGATCTATCGAATCCTCTTTCAAATTCAGTTTGAAGTATTTTGTTAATGTTTTTAAATTCAACATATGGAATTCGGATTAATTTAATTTCATTATTCACACAAAAATCATTTTTTATTGAATCCGATTTTTGTGTTCTAATTAAAACTTCTTTTGTTGACCATCCACCATAAACCTCAAAATGTTGTTCCCCATCATACTCAATACAGCAATTATGATCAGGCAAATAAAAATCAAATGGTAATGGTTGTTTATATCTACAATTTTCAAATCTTTTTTCTTTGATAAAAGGAAGAGAATTGATTAAAAGAAAATTTTTTATTGATTTAATTCCTTTAGAATTTCTATGATCAACACATTCAGGACACCATCTTCCTTGTTGTACTGAATTAGCATTCATTTTCCAAATATGTCCTTTATTACATTTCCATTCATATTTTTTATTCACTCCAATAAAAATATTGGATAAACATTCACCATTGTTTTTTATTGCCAATTTAGATAGATAATCATTTTCAACAATTTTATGCACACAATAAGGACACCATGATCCTCTCGATATATTTTTTGCAGTAGTTCTCCATTTATGGCTATTTTGACATGACCACAAATATTTGGTTTTATTATTAACATAATCTTCTGATAAACATTTACCATTATTCATCTTTGCTAAAGAATCTAACCATTCAATATTTTTTCTTTGAGTTGCTCCTAATATTATTTTTGAACATTTTGGACATCCCTGACCAACTAAATGATTATTTGGTTTCTGAATAAAGAAACCATGATTTTGACAAAATATTTTAATTTTAGTTTTAGAATTAAAATAATTAATCAAGCTATAATCATACTTATGACCATGTACTTTTTTTGCTCGTTCAATGAATTCCTTGGTGGTTATTTTTGTTGGCATAAATTTCCGTCAATATCTAAATTGATTAATTTTCGAATTCTTTTGGAAATTGAAGTTGAATAATCTTTAGAGCACTTTTCTTTATATTTCTTTCGTTCATCTTTGGTTAGACGAACATTAATTCTCACATTTTTCGGGTTATTACTTTTAGTTCTCATATTTATTTGTACTCACAAATATAAATACTTCAAATTTATTAAAAAACTTAATTACTTTTCAAAATTAATGGGTTTTTTTAACGTTTAAGGTTGATTGAAGTATTTATTTGAAACTGAGAACTAATAACCTATTTAAATCATAAAAAGAAACATGGCAAGTAATTTTATCTTTGTTAGCCCCGGCCTCAAGTTCCGTGAACGTGATTTGAGTTTTGTATCAAAAAATGTAGGTGTTACAACACTTGGATTGGTCGGTGAAACCCCTAAAGGACCGGCTTATCAAGCAATTTCAATAACCGATAAAGGCAATTTTTCTGCGAGATTCGGACAACAATCAATCGAAAAATATCCCAACGGAGATTTAAAATTTCAACTCCCATACGTAGCTAATTCGTATTTGGATGAATCAGACCAGTTGGTTGTAACCAGAGTCCTTGGATTGTCTGGATACGCAGCAGGTCATGCATTCGGTTTGAAAGTAAGTGCTGGTGTTGATCTTACAACCACAGGAACTACTTCAACTGGAACAAGTACTGCATCATTCTCAAATGGTGTTTACTTAGGAACTACAATCACGAACATCGGACAAACCGGAACTATCTTTACCGGATTCACAAAAATAAGCAACACTCAATTTACGACTATCATCAGAAACTTCACCGTAGCTACATTGCTTAACGGAAGTGGTACTGTTAACTTAGTGATTCAAAACGTAAGTGGTTCTTCACTTTCAAAATACGAAGGAATGGTTGTTGCAATCGTAAGATCAAGAGCAACCGTTGAAGACGTTGTGGATGCATCGCCAATCACGACCTTCGAAGCAACTCAACTTCAAGTAATCGCCAACAGCACGACAATCGGAGCAGGTGATTTCTTTGCTAAGTTTACGTTGAGAGCAGGTACAGGTGTAACTAACACCGAAGACTACGTTGTATCTTTAAATCCTGACTCAAGAGAATATCTTCCTAACGTAATCGGTTCAAAACCTAAAGACAAGAACACTAAGGTTTATGTTGAAGCAGTATTCCCTGACCTTATCAGAAAATTAGACGCAGACGGAGTTGCTTACGGTGTAAGTTCAGCTATCGTTGACGCTAACACTGGTGTCTTCACAAACTATGCGACACCTTTCAAAACTCCTTATACTCCTTGGGTTGTATCTGAACTTAGAGGTAACAAGATCGACAGATTATTCAGATTCATGTCAATCTCTGATGGTAACGCAGCTAATCAAGAGATCAAAATCTCTATTCAGAACATCGACCCAATCGCTCAAGAATTTGACGTTCTTGTTCGTGACTTCTATGATACTGACAACAATGTAACTGTGCTTGAATCATTCACAAGATGTTCAATGCAAGTAGGATTGAATAATTATGTTGGTGCTCGTATCGGTACTCTTGATGGTAACTACACTTCACAAAGTGATTACATCATGCTTGACATCGATCCTAACGCACCGAACGATTCGTTCCCTGCTGGTTTCGAAGGTTACGTGATCTTCAATTGGGCATCAGGCTCAACTGGTTCAGCAGTAAATGGACAATCTCCTGAAATCTTATTTAAGACCGGATATACGCAATCAGATAAGATCAACAGAACGTACTTAGGTATTTCTGAAAGAGCGTTTGACGGCAACAATTTACAAGGTACTGGCCTTGACCAGAACTTCTATAACTTCGAAGGTCTTGACATAAGTGCAAACAACGGAAGTGCTCCTTCTGGTTATATTAAAACCAAAGGTTATCACTTAGATTCTACCGCAACGGGAGCATCTTACATGGATGGTTTGACTTCAATCGGAGCATTCTTTGTTGGTGCATCACCATTCCAAACTGCAAATGACGTAGCTAACCCTTCGAACGTTTACAGCCAGAAAGGTGCAGCTAAATTTACTTTAGTTCCTTATGGTGGATTTGACGGATGGAATGAACACAGAGTAAGAAGAAGCAATACTGACTTGTTCAGAAAAGGCGGTATCTATGATGGAGTCCCTGCTGGTGCAACACCAAGCAATGACTTGCAAGCATGGGAACAAGCAATTGCAACTTTTGCAAATCCAGAAGATGTAACAATCAACTTGTTCGCAACTCCGGGTATCAATTTCTCAGACAACTTGATCTTGACTAACGAATCTATCGACATGATCGAGCAACAAAGAGCAGACTCATTGTACATCATTGACGCTCCTGACATGCCAGATTCACCTTCATTGGCTTCTGACATTGTTGACTTGCTTGACAGCGCAGACATCGACTCAAACTATAGTGCAATATTCTATCCTTGGGTTCAGATCAATGACAGCGTGAACAACCAGAACATTTATATTCCTCCAACTGCGGAAGTAGTTAAATCAATTGCTTTCACTGATAACATCAAGTTCCCTTGGTTTGCACCTGCTGGTTTGCAGAGAGGTGTAACCGATGCTCTTAGAACAAGAAGAAAATTGTCTTTGGCAGAAAGAGATACTTTGTATGCAGGAAGAATTAACCCAATGGCTACCTTCCCTAATGTAGGTGTTGCTATCTTCGGACAGAAGACACTTCAAAAGGCAGAGTCAGCATTGGATAGAATCAACGTAAGAAGATTGTTACTTCAATTGAAAGTGTTGATCTCTAACGTAGCAGTAAGATTATTGTTCGAACAGAACGATCAAACTACTATCGATGAGTTCTTAGCAAAAGTAAATCCGATCTTGGAAACAGTTAAGAGAGAAAGAGGCGTAACTGACTTCAAAGTTGTGATGGATAGTTCAAACAATACTCCTGAGACTGTAGACAGAAACGAACTTTATGGTGAAATCTTTATCAAGCCAACCAGAACGGTTGAATTTATTGGATTGACCTTCACCATTACACCTACTGGTGCAAACTTCGCAAATATTTAAAAGACAGTATTTATTTGAAACGAAGAATAACTTAAAAAATATTGAAACTTAAATAAATGGCAGAATTATTAAGAGGTATACCAGTAGACTACGAACCAAAAAGAAAAAACAGATTCGTTTTGGAATTCCCTACTGAACTCGGAATCGAGGTTTGGAAGGTGCAGACTGTGACCAGACCTAAATTGGAAATCAATCCAGTTGAAGTACACTGGATTAACACAGTGAACTTTGTAGCTGGTAAAGGAAAGTGGAGTCCGATTGATATTGAATTCATCGACACGCAAGGTCCTTCGACTTCTACCGAAACAATGGAATGGATTCGTCTTTGCTTCGAATCTTTGACAGGTAGAATGGGTTACGCAGCAGGTTACAAAAAGACTCTCATTTTGAAAGCATTAGACCCGACTGGTGTTGAGGTAGAAAAATGGGAATTGAGAGAATGTATGCCAACCAACATTGAGTTTGGTGAAAACTCTCAAGAGGATGATGGATTGCAAACAGTAAAACTTACTGTACAGCCTTTCATGTGTATCCTCAACTATTAATCGCCTTTATTACCTTAAAGGATTTAGTTATAGTAAAAAGCCCCGGCAAATTCGCTTGTCGGGGCTTTCTTTTTATTGGTCGGTTTTGATTACATAGTGTATCTAACAAACTTCTCACCTTTCTGAGTGATGATGTTTGTTTTGATGCCAGTGTAGCCATCGTTATTACGAAGGTCAGAGATCGTTGCTCTCAAGTTTTCAACTCCGAATTGTTTCTGAGCACTTGCACGAGTTACGCCTTTTCCTGCCTTCAACGCCTTCAATACCAATGTCTTGTTTGGCGTTCTTTTTTTGGTTTTTGTCATAGTTTTACCTGTTTACTGTTAAGTTATAGAACTGTAAAAATAGCAAAAGTTCTGATATTACCAAATTATTTATGGCCGAATTTCTTTAAATCTTAGCCAGTAATGGTTAGCATTTGTATCAAAAACTAAGCTATAAACGGCAGTAAATAATTTTCCATTTTAAAATGGGGTTAATTTAAGGTTATCGTGCTAATTGTTCTTCGGTATATTCAGTAAGGCCAGCCCAATTCGAATCAAAAATCTCATCAGCAAGACCATACTTTATTGCTTCATCGGCAGTCAAAAAAACATCCTCTTCCTTGTCCATACGGTTTCTGAGAAATTTTTTAATCCATTGTTGAGATTTTTGGGCGTACATTCCTTTGCCCCCTAACTGCATGGCCTTTGCATAGATGTCGAGCATTACTTTTTCACTCAACTTATCAAATTTGACCTGTGATCTAACTTGCTTAACTGTTCCCTCAACTCCAAGTGTTCCATCATGGAAAAGGAAATATGAGTTAGGCATCATCACTCTTTTATTTCCTGCTTGAAAAATCAATGATGACATTGATCGAGCATGACTGTAATTCAAAATTGTAACAGGCCAAGGGAATGCTTTGATAGCATCGTAAATCGCCATACCCTCCGTGTAATCACCTCCACAAGTCTTCATGTGAATCACCAAAGGAGTTTCTGGATTTCTTCTCATACACATATTCAAATTGCGTATGAATCTGTTTGCCATTGCAAACTCAACTCCCGGTTCTGCTGTTGCTTCTGATCCTGCTCCGTAGATGTATGACTCAATTCCAAAAAGATAAATGTGATTTGAAATCAAGTCGATGTCATTCTCAAGAATGTAGTAGAGAGGATCGTCTTGTCTTAATTTTAGTTTATGGTCTAAGTTATAGTTTCTTAGATTCTTCTTTCCTCTTTTTGGTTTTCCTTTCGGTGTTGCATTCTCTGCCATTTTGGTTAAAAATCTTTTGACATAATCATATTTATTTCATTCACATAGTCATTGCACTTAATGATTTTGTAGTTTTCATTAACCTCATTGAACCATACTATGTAGCACCCATCGATTTTTATCGATGTGTTGCGTTCGATCACTTGTTTATAGGCCGAAAGTTGAAGAGAGTAAAGTTCAAATTCACACTCATCAAGAAAAGAGACAACGGACTTTAATTTCTTACCACGAAATTTTGCGACCATATTCAATTCCTTATTTGTCTTCCAGTCCCATATTTGAAAACATTGTTTAGTGACGTTCCAGAAGAGAATATCCATCATTCCGGCCAATTCCCACTCTCGATCATAAACAATAAATTCGGTTTTAATCGGTATTAATTTTTCGTAGCTATCTCGGTAAAAATTATCAACATAACGTTTAACAATATGAAATTCTTCTGCAACAGTTCCCTCACCCATACGTAAAAGTATGTCGAGAT